CTTGACATCGTTGGTCGCGGCGGCAGCCGTGGTCACGAGGTCCGAGTCGAAGATCACGCACGCAGCGCCCGTGACGGCGGCAAGCGTCGCGTTCGCGCCGAGCAGCTCCTCGTGACCAAACTTGACGTTGATGGTTGCGCCCGCGGCGGCAGACACAACCGTGTTGGTGGCGATGCCGACGAAGCCGCACGAGGCGGTGTCAGCGCCGGGAAGCGCGAGGCCGGTCGCGAGCGTCACCATTACGAGCGAGCCCTCGTAGATGGTCGTGCCGGTCGTGCAGGTGTAGGTCGCGTAGGAAGCGAGCGAGTCGTTGCGCGTCTGACGCGCGGTCATTGCGGTGAGTGCAGCCATTGTGAATCTCCTGAGTGAGCGTGGATATCAGCGCGCGTCAAGCGCCCGAGTTGTTGCGAGCCGCGTGCTTCGACAGCATCACGGCGACGTGCTTTTTCGCGGCCTCGCCACGCAGGCCAGCAGCCTTGGCGTCAGCCTCGAAGATCTTGGCGATCGGGTCTTGCGACGCCGACAGCGAGAGGGTGTTCGTCGGCGCGCGCGGGCCGGTGACGAGCGAGCCAGTGGGCGGCTGCGCGGTCGCGGGAAGCGCCGAGTAAATGTCGAGCGCGATCTGCTCCGACTGCTGCGAAGCCGTAACGAACGCAGCGCGCTGCGCCTCGGTGACGCGGCCCTCGCTGAGCAAACGCGCGAACGACGCCTCGATGCGCGCGGTGCGCTCAAGGGCGACGCGCTGCTCGCGCTCCTTGCTGAGTTCCGCAACCTGCGCCTGAAGCGTCTTGACCGTCGCGGCAAGCTCGACAGCGCGAGCCTTGTGCGCGCTCAGCTCGACGCTCGTGCGCGACAGCTGCGCGTTGGCGTCGGCCGTCATGCCGCTCACCGGGCCAGCGACGAGCATCGCCGCGATCTGGTCAAGCTTCTCGGTGACGCTTGCGAGCACGCCCGCCTCGTCCATGCCGGTCGCCTCGACAAGCTTCGCGAGCACCATCGTCGCAGCGGCCTCGCTGGCCTCCTCGACAAGCTCCTCAGTCTCGGGCATCCCCTCCGCAACAGCCTCTTCGACCATCGCGACGTCGTCCTGCAGCGCGATGCCAGACAGCGCGCGGATGCTGCGCGCGATGCGCGAAAGCTCCTTGAGCTTCTTCTCGTCCATCGCAGCGTCGACGATCTCTTCCGTGATGGCTGCGACAGGCGTGCCCTCGTCGGCCATCGCAGTGGCAAGCGCGATGAGCGCCTCGAAGGCACGCTTCATCTTTTCGGTAGAGGCGTCCTTACCGACGCCCAGCTTGGTCGCGATTTCCATCAGAACCTTGTTCGGATCCATTGCGAGACTCCTTGTTGATCGCCGCGACGGAGTCCCGACGCGGGAGAGAGTGATGGGCGTCATGCCCGGCAGAAATGGGCTCGGCGTCAGGCCGAGCTCGTACAGCTCCGCGAGGCCCGCGACTTCGCCAGTGGCGCGGTCGATCGGCGCGAAGTCCACGACGACGCTACAGAAGCGCTGCGCGCCCGCGGCGATGCGCTTGGCCGCGTCGGCAGTCCACTCGACGTAGCCCCACAGTTCCGCGCCGTCGCTGCCGTCGCGCACCTCGAGCGCTTGAATCCAGCCCGCGGCGTCGATGGGCACGCCCATGTCGTGGCGAGGGTGGCCCCAGAGCACCGGCACCGGCTGCTCGCTCGCGTCGTAAAGCCGCTTGATATCTGCGAAGACCTCGCGCGTGAACTGGAACGGCCCTGCGGGGTGCCCGTTCCACTCCGACTCATAGGCCATCTCGACCCACGAGCACTGCGCGTCTCCGAGCAGCGGCGACTTCATCGCTGGCGCAGAGGCGACGTCAGCGAACGCGCCGAGCGTGGCGCGCAATGCGAGCTTGCGTGAGCCGTCAAAGGCCGTGGCGCGTTGTTGATGCGTCATGCGATTACCTCACAAACGACGACGCGCCGAAGCCGGGCGTCATTGCGAATCCCGCTGGGATGCTGGTGATGACCTGCAAGCCCTCGTCGCGGAGTTCCTCTTCCGATAGCGTCGTGATCACGCAGCGGCACTGGAAGCCTCCGGGCGGCGAGATATTGGCGAAGCTGCTGTCGTCGGCGCGCCAGACCTTGCGATTCATGGGCGCGTGCTCAGCGCGGACGCGATTGTCCTGCGCCGTGAGCCACTGCCTATACGGGCGAGCCTCGAGGACGTCGGGGTCATTCATTTGCGTCCAGCGTCCCGCGCCGTAGGCCGTGGCGACATTGGTGCGGTAGACGTTCTCGAGGTAGCTGGGGTCTTGCGGCGCGATGCCGAGCGTGATGGTCTGGTCTTCCATCGCGCGCCTGAAATCGCGCAGCGTGTTGCCCTCTTCGAGCGTGCGTTGCAGCTCGTCGACAGCGCGGCGCGAGATGACGTCCAGCTGCTCGTCGGTGGCGAGCGCAGCGCGGCGACGGTACGCACGCAGCACTTCCTCAAGGATGGCCGGGTCGCCGCCGCGCTCGCGCCAGAACGCGACGGCTTCGTTGAACGGCATCTTGAGGAACGCGGGCCGCAAGTCGACGGCGAGCTGCCGCTGCGCGCCCTGCGGCTCGAGCTCCACGAGGCGCACGAACATCTGGCCTGCCAAGTCGCTCTTGACGCTGGCCTCGTAGATCAGCCGCTCAAGCTCAGGCGTGCCCTTGAACGCCTCGACGGCCTTCGCGACAGCATCCGCACCACCGAGCGCTGCCGCCGCGATGGCCTCGCGCACCGGCGTGAACGCGACGACGCCCTCTAGGGTTGTCTCCGCGGCGACGACGTACGGTCGCCCGATGACTGCGCGTACGCGCGTCTGCTCGGCCTCGTCGCTAAGAGCGAGGACGTCCGCGAAGTCTCCGACCTCATCGACAACGCTGGCATCCCATGCGCCGAGCCCGCTGATGTCTGGAAAGGGGAGGCCGTGGACGCACCTCCGAGCGTGTCAGCAGGCGTCGTGACCTCGATCGATGGCGAGCCCGTCTCGACTGGCGGCGCGGCTTCAAAGGGCAGCTGCGTGCCCGGAGGCGCGGGCGGTAGCTGGATCTTCGCGATGTTCTCGCCGCCGTCCTCGACGCTCCACGCAGGCAGGCCCAGCGAGGCGCGAATCTCGTTGACCTTGACGCTGCCGGTGTCGATCGCGTCGCGCGTGATCGGCAGGCTGTCATCGAAGAGCGTTTCGATGACGGGCAGCGGGATATCGGCGCGGCGCAGATTGTAATACGCAAGCCAGCGCACGACGTCGCGCGTGATGCTGCCCCACATCAGCGTCGAGTCCAGCTTGCTGTTCTCAAGCCGCACGCCGTCGCGCGTCTCCGTCGAGGACCGCGAGCCGTTCGCGCCGCTGAGGTAGAGGTCGGGCGACACGCCGAGCGCGAGGAAAAGCTCCTCGTTCAGCGACGCGCGAAGCTCTTTCCAAACGCCCGTCGAGCCTGCGCCCGCGGGGTCGATGATCTTGATATCGCTGGTGCCGCTCGTGACGCCGACGCTGTCGGCCGTGAGTTGCTGGAGGTCGTCGAGGATGCGCTGACGTTGCGCGCTATCTGACGATGCGGCCATCTGCGCGAGGACGAGCGGGTTGCCGAAACGCTCAGCGCCGATGAGCCAGAACGTCCACACGTTGCGCTTGAATAACCAGTAAAAGACGGCCGCAAGGAAATCGCCCTGATCCATCGGCCGGCCGGGGTCTGTCCACGGCACGTGCACAAGGAACTTCGCGGGATAGTTGACCGTGTTGTACCACTGGTAATCGAAGTCGCGGACCTCGAGCGACCAGTCCTGCGCGTAGCGCAGATTGCGCGTCTGCACCGGCACCGGCTGCGGCATCCACGCGCCGCCGCGACGCGACCACACCAGTTCGTGACAGCTGATGCCCATGCCGATGGCGTCGAGGACGCGCATCAGGAACGTCTCGCGCGCCTCGAGGCTGGTCAGCCATTCCTTGGTCAGCTGCACCAACTCTTCGGCAGCGCCGCGCATCTCGGGCGCGACGTCGTCGGCCATGCGCACGGCGAAGCCGCGGCCAGCCACCGACGAGCGGCGCGTCGAGTACGCGCGACGCACGACGGGGTCACGGCGCATCTGAGTCGCCATGTCGGCCCAATACTCGTAGTTGCCGAAGTCCAGCTCGCGCAGCGCCGTGCTAATGCGGCCCGGCGACACCGGTTGAAGCGCACGCCCGCTGATGGCTGAGAGCGACTGCGGCCTGATGACGCGGCCCATCTCTGGGATGCGCGTGACCGGCCCCATCGGCTCAGGCGCAGCGGCAGCGACCGGCGCGGTCTTCTGCGTGCGTGGCTTGCGAGTGGTCATATCAGCCCCAGTAATTCTTGCGCCCGACGCGGGGCGCGTAGTCTGTCGTCAGGTCAGCAGACACGCGCCTGCCAGTGCTCGCGACGCCGCTGCCGACGTGCATCTCCGCGAGCAGGTCGAACGCCGCTGCAAGCGCGTCGATCTGGTCGTCGTGCGCGTCGCCCTGCCCGGTAAATCTCGCGATCTCGTCGCAGAGGTCAGGCAGCCACGCAGCGCCCTCGCGCACCAGCACGCGGCCTGCGTTCCACGCTGCTGCCAGCGGTGTCGCGCGCGCGTACTTGTCACCGACTGCCGTCTTGACTTCCACCTGCAAGCCCACGCCTCGAGGTGGCGGCAACGCGAGGAAGTCGAGCGCGCCACGGTCAGCGCCGCCCGCGTAGATGCGTGATGCCGTGTGCGGCCAGCGCGTCCTGAGCATCGCCAGCTGCTGCGCGAAGTCGCTCGCCCGCATCTGCGCGCGCAGCACGTCGAGGACGTAGTACCGCGCGTCCGCGCCGCTGCCTGCTTTGCCCATCACGACCGCGACGCTCCAGTCAGCGGAGGTCTTCGCGCTGTACGCGAGGTCGAGCCCGATGCCGCGCGTCAGCTCGCCCGGTGGCGTCGCGTACGTCGTCGGCGTCGCCGAGAACACCGCGCCTCCGCGCGCTCGAGGTTGGCCCATGTACAGCGCCGCCCACTCGTACGGCCCGACCTCGCGCTCGCGCTGGCGAAGGAACTCGCGCGGGCGCTGCGACGGCCACAGCGACTCGTCGTCGGACGTAATCGCCGGCAGGTTGACGACCTCCCAGCCGTCGGCTTCCAAGCGCCCGATTAGGTCGTCGGGATGCCAGCGTGTGTGCACGACGATGCACGAGCCCGTGGGCGCGATGCGCGTGAGTGCCGTTGACCGCAGCCAGTCGCTGATCTTCTCGCGCTCGCGCCGACTCTCGGCTTCCTCGCGATTCTTGTGCGGGTCATCGACGACGAC